TTACTCCACTTCGCAAGCTTGCCTGTATAGATCTTGGAAAATGTTTTTGATAATATTTCTATCATACTGCGTTTCAGACTCATCAATATAACGATTTAGAATTGAAAGAGTATTCTCTTCCTCTGATATTTCAAAATCCTCATTCTCTTGGAGATCAAAGTTTTCAATAATCTTCAGATCTTGAACTCCAACAGAGTATAACTTATCAATAAACTTTTCAAAGTCTTTAGGTTTTGACTTTTTGCGAACGATTACTTTTACAATTTTGTTTTCGTATTCTGTTACATTGAAAAGTTTGTGATTAGTATCCTCATAATAGATATTATAAAATAATTTATAAGGATTGTTAACTGGGGTATGAGTGAGGGTATCCGTATCGAAGATATGAAATCCTCTGGTATCGTTTACATCGTTCCAGAACATCTCATAGGGATTACCTAGATAAAAGATTTTTCCGTTGTCACTTCGTGTATGATAGTGTCCAGAAAATACTTTATCAAACTTATTAAATACATCGCAGGACATACCATCTTCCATAACATGTCCACGATGTGCCCTGAACCCATTCAGTTCAAGGTGACCCATTGCACATATACTAGTTGTATCTTGAATAGTTTTGATACTTTTCTCAAAATTTTCTAAATTGATCCATGGAATAAAAAGTACTTTAAGTTTATCTAATTTTACTTCGGTAGATTCATCGTATACAGAAATATTATTATAGTCAGATAGAAGCAAACCTGGAGAATTAACTTCATTGGTGTTTTTGTAATATGTATCATGGTTTCCCACAATCATATGAACTTTATAATCTTTGAGTCGATCAAATACAACTCTCTTGGCCCACTGGAGACTTTGATAATCAATTGACTTACGACTATCAAATACATCTCCCATATGAACGACAGTATCCACTCCGTGCTCTTCTAGGGCAGGGAAGAATACATTATCATAGAACTTCTCAAAGTAATCATGGAGGTGCTTAGATCCCTTACGAGCACCATAATGGGTATCAGTAATAATTGCTACTTTCATTCTACGTGATGTGCTTTCAAATTAGGATCAGGTGTAGTTTCTTCTTTTTCTCTAACTTTATTAATAACGATAAATTTATCAGCAGCAAAAGTTCCAGCAATACCAATTTCAATTTGAGTCCCATCTTCCCAAACAGGTGTGCCATCTTTCTTTCGCATATCTAGAGCACACTCTAGTTCGGAAATAATTTCTTTTGTAATTTTCATCGATTGCGATACTGAATATTGTCTTTAATAGTGTTATAGTCTGCATTATTACCTGCAAGTTCGTTACTGTCAATAACCATAACCTCATCAAATCCTGTACGCTCAATGATTTTGGTTTTGATTTCCAACTGCTTCTTCTCTTTCTGAATTCTTCTCAGGAAAGCATAGTGAATAATCTGAGTAAAGTAAGCAAAGGGATTCTGAGACTTTTCTGGATTAAAGTTATGAATATACTGAACACAATTCTCAATGCCGTCAGAGATCATGTCCTCACGAAACATGTAATTTACAAAATTTGGTTTGTATGAAAGGTGTGTGGCAATCTTTAGGAAACACTCGCCAAGATAATTCGGGATTCTGGGTTTTCCTTCCCATGCTCCTGACTTAGGTGGTTCTTTATTGTATTTCTCAACAAATTTTTCCCGTGCAGCATTAACCTTTGTACGATAAACAATCATTGCTTCTAGCAATTCTCTATTGTTTACATAATGTTCTGTTTTCTTTTTAGGCATAGCATTGAGTTTCCCCGCCTTAATTTATATGTAGATATTATAGCACACTTTAAGGGCTTGACAAGTTCCTTATTTCTATGTAGACTAGGTTTGTCCCCGTTAAAGACGAGATATAGCTAGCTATTAATCAGATGATTGATTCTCTTGTATTTCTTTATTAAATATATTTTCTAACTCTTTTCTTGCTTTTTCAACAGATGATACATATCCCATCTTTGTTGATGGTTTTATCTTTAGTTCATTTGAATTTGTATAATCAATATTATCCTCATCAGACTCTTCAATAAAGTTATTATAGATTTCAATTAATCTTTCATCTCTACTTTCGGTCATTGTTATAATTTTATCAGATCCGATGATAAAGAAATCATCTTCCGTTAGGTCCATCCATGGTTTTATCTTAATGTGCATTCCACTTCTATGGTGGATTAATTTCATAATAATTGGATTTTGAAGAATCAAAAGAGGATCTCCATCGTTTTCATCAACTGAAACGAGAGAGAAGATTTCTTCTCCAGATACTAGTTTAATTATTGAATAGAATTCTTCACCCATTAGTTTTTTAGCGGTACGTTTACAATATCATAATTAAAATTTTCTTCGTTATAAATTTTAATTCTTTCGATTAAGTGGTTTAGTGTGTAATTTTTTCTGGATTTGTAACTGATATCATCAGCAATGTCATATAAAGTTGCTTTCGTTTTCTTGTCCCCTTTTCTCAGAACTCTTCCAATCGATTGTAGATTTCTAACTCTTGACTTAGATGGAGAAGCAAAAATAACGTTATGAAGGTTTTTAATGTTAATTCCTGTGGAGAAAGTTCCATAAGATGCTACAATAATCGCATTGTTTTCTTTCTCAGTAATCTCTCTAACCTTTTCTCTATCCTCGGTATCTACCCCACCATGGACAAAAAAGACGTGACGGTTTTCAATCCAATTACTATTATTTATTAACTCGTAGAGTGGTTGTCCATGACCTTCAACTCTTGCAAAAAGAATTAAAGTATTTCCTTTCAAATCAAGTGCTAAATTTTTGATGAATTTATTTCTACGATCATGACTTATAATATACTTGACTTCATCTTCATAAGTTTCAAATTTATTCGGTAAGTGCTTCAGTAGAATTACATTAATATCCAATTTGGCCAAGTGACCTTTATTCATCAATTCATCTGTCTTGATAATTTTATATGAAGGACCAAACAATCCCTCAAGAACCCATTTATGAGTTTGCGATCCATCAAGAGTTCCTGTAAATCCAAATCGATATTTGGCATTTGCAAGTTTTGTCATTATAGATATTAACGACTTGGATTTGAACTGATGTGCCTCGTCTCCGATTACAACATTAAATCTAGAAAAGTATTGAGTCGGAAGTTTGTAGATAGACTGCCAAGTTGTTATAATCACTTGAGAATCCGTTTCTCTTTCTTTTCCGGCGTAGACTTTGTGACAGTATGAACCTACATTCCACCCATAATCTTCAAAGTCTTTATACATCTGCTCTACTAGCGAAGTCGTTGGAACAACTATCAGAATATTTTGTTGCTTTTCAACATAATATCTCACAAGAGAATATATCATCAAAGACTTTCCAGAAGCAGTTGGAGATATTAGCAACTTACGATTATGTCTTAAGGCGTCGTATACGCCTTCTATCTGATAATCTCTAGGTTTGTATCTCGATATTGCAGTTACATAATCTTTGACACCTTCTTTTGATATGCCATCATTAACTTCAAATGGCAATCCATAGTACTTATTATCTTTGAATTCGTAAGTATATCCATGATCCTTACAGAACTGAACGATTCTGTCTAGTAGACCAACATATATTTCTTTTGTCTGGACATTAAATAATCGTATTTTTCCATCCCAATATCTCTTCTTGTAGGAAGGAGAAAACTGTGCTCCTGGCACTTCAAAAGTAAATTGATCTGCTAATTCATAATGAACATGAATTTCGGAGTCAATATGAAGATAAACTTCATTCTTCTTTGATATAATCAAATGTGACATACATCTAGATCAATATCAAATATTTAGCAATGTTTAACCAAATCCAGATTGAAATTTATGCCATTCAATTGCGTTTTTAATTTGGAAAGTTCTATTAGAAATTGTCTTTATAATCTCTTCCAAAAACTTAAGTGTGGTGTCATAATATCTAATTTTTAAATCAAACTTAGTCAATTTTTCATCTGCTTCAATATAGCGTTGAATCGCATCTTTCTCTCTTACTTTGTAGGGAAATGGTTCTTCAGCATATACTTCAGCTGGTGCTTTTCCAGTGTAGTAATTATATCTTTCCAACTTCACTTTGTTATAAGAGTCTCGTGCTCTTTCTCGCAACAAGGTGATTGTGTTGTAGATGGTATAATATTTGCAATGTAATTGTGGAATCTTCAAACTTTCATCATGAAGATTATCTGGATCGATGATAGAATCATTTTCCCACATCGATTGAATTTTATCAAGGTCCATAATAAAAAATCAAATAATTAGAGGGGTGTTCTTCCGTCTGCTCCTAGTATATCATATATTGTATATTTAAATGTAACATCTGCCGTAAAATAATTGATATCTGATTCTGAAGCATCAAATTCAAGAGAGGAAAGTGATACTGGAAACAAATCTTTAAATTTTACAATAGCAACATCTCTAAAATTACTATTTAAAATGTGAAGACTTGCATCACTATACTGTTGATCGAGAGCTCCTTCACCGGAAATCTCATCGGTTGTTAGGGTCTTAAATTGCTGAGTTGTTTCTGGAAAACCAAGACCAGTCAACCAATTGTGCATTTTCATATAGTTCTCAAGATTTTCATCAACTAAAAATCTGAGAGAAAAATCTCCATAAGTTAATTTCTCTCCAGGAAGATCAATATCCTTGAGGTATGTTGGTTGTACAGAGTTTCCTAGTGTTATTTCTGGTATACTTGCTGAGTTGCAAAAGAAAGATACTTTTGGTTCTTTTGCCAAAGTAAATTTAAATCCAACAGGAGCAAGAAAATTCCTATTTGATATTTGATTGTCAAATGCTGTTGCCATTATTATCCTCCATTACCCCCACCATTTCCACCGTTACCACCATTTCCACCGTTACCATTAGATTTTTCGCCATTACTTTCATTTCCATTATCATCTACAGAATGCCCATTTTCTTTACGGAGGTATCCTGCAGGACCCACCATTTTAAATCCTTTTGGAATTTTCTTACATACTTTATCAGTATAGCAATAATATTTTCCTGGGGGACATCTTTTGGATGATGCCTCTTCCATGAAGTTATTGAAGTTTTTCATCAATCAACAATTAAAGAATACCATTGCTCACTCATACCCATAATAATATTATTGGCAGATTCTTCATTTTCCGCATAACCCTCATCAATTAGATGTTTAATAAGTCTAGAATGACGATCCAATGCTTCTTTATGCTCTCTAGGGGTCGGTTTCATCTCAGAAATGCTTTTATCTGTATTTAGACAAAAAAAGACCCCCTTGAAGAAGGAGGTCTGTATGGACATGTGGGGCAACCGCTTCCGCAGCAGCCACTTTGCTCACATGAGGTTTTTGACAGCCACGCGTCTGTAGTAACGGTTGGAGTTAACTCTGAGTCTACCAAGACCCTGAGTTGTGCCTTCAGCAAATGGGTTAGCAACCAGACCGTAGCGGGTCTTGAAGCCAATTTTTGGCTGGAAGGTGTTCTCACCGACGGCTCTTACCATCTGGAGAGGAACATAAGGACAATAGAACAGACCAGCGTCATAAGGTGAAGAA